AGGAGATTGATTGACTCCTGATGCGGATCCTCCGCCATTAAGTTTCCTAGTTCTTGTTTCATGTTTTTTGGTTTGGAGATAGTTAATTCATGCGCTGGAGAGCGCGGACGGCGTGTAGCATTCCGCTCTGGGTGTCGCTTTTCTCGCGGAGTGCCTCGGCGACGGCGTCGTCGATCGTTCCTGCGCAGATCAGTCGATAGATCAGAGTCTCGGCGGTTTGTCCAGTTCTAATGAGCCGAGCGTTGGTCTGAACGTAAGTTTCATGCGAATAGGTGAGACTGACCCAGATCGCTATCCGGCAGGAGACTTGCAGACCGTCGATGCCGTGGCTGAGAGATCGAGGGTCAGCGACCCAGACTGGGATCTTGCCAGCCTTCCAGTCGTCGAGGTTGCGCTCGTCGAACATCCTCGCACCTCGGATCGCATCGAGGACTCTGGCGGACTCGTGCTTGAATGCGCAGAGGACGAGGACAGGCTCGCCTTGGTGCCTGTCGAGGACGCTACGGAGTGCGGAGATCTTGGCGGTATGAACTGGCAGGACGTTGCGGTCGGCATCGTAGACGGCGCCGCTGGTGAGTTGCAGGAGCTTGTTGACCAGCACGCCGGCGGATGGTGCGGTGATCTCGCCATCCTCGATCTCGGCGAGCATCTCTTTCTCAAGCGTCTTGTATTGCTTGCGAGCCTCGGCTGGCATGACTGCCGGGATGTCGATGACGCTGGAGGCTGGCAGGTCGGTCGGGTCGCCGACCATGACGAGCGCGAGGTCAGCGAGCTTGCCATCGATCGCCTCCTTTGATCCTGTGACCAGTTTGTAGGTATAGCCCATGTAGTCGGCAGGGTAGAAGTAGGCGTCGCGGTAGCCGGTGAACGTGCGACCGAGGCGGTTGCCGTCGTCGAGCATCTTGACCTGCATGAAGAGATCGAGGTAGTTGTTCGGGATCGGTGTCCCGGTCAGTCCCCAGCGGCGCTCGATCGCGGCGAGGTGCTTGTGCAGCGCCTTGAACCGCTTCGACTGTGGATTTTTGGCGAGGCTGAGTTCGTCGATGACCAGCGTGCAGACCGGACAGGTGAAGTCTTTGCGCTTAGGGAACATGAGAGGCAGCCGGTTGGGTAGGAGTTCGGAGTTGATGAGGTAGATGTCGGCGGCTTGCTCATGCCATGCTTTCAGCCCTGCTGCGGTCCGCAGGTTAGCGACGCGCATCCATCGGGTATGCGCCCAGCGCTCGACCTGCGCTGGCCATGTGATCGAGCAGACGCGCAGCGGTGCGACGATGAGCGCAGCCTTGAAGTCGCCGATGGTTGCCAGCGCGTCGAGCGCGGTGAGCGTGACGACCGTCTTGCCTTTCCCCGGGCTGACGAACAGCGCAGCCCTGTCGTTGTCGAGCAGGTGATCGATCATCGGCAGTTGGCTAGGGAAAGGCTGGAAGGTTTCGGTCATAGTAGCGTTTTATTGTCTTGTGCTGCTTGTATGCGAGAGGTCGCGATTTCCAGATACTCAGCATCGCGCTCGATGCCGATGAACTCGAATCCTTCAAGTATTGCAGCCTTGCCGGTGGAGCCGCTGCCCATGAACGGGTCAAGCACCACGCCGCCGGGCTGGGTGACGAGGCGGCAGAGATAGCGCATCAGGGCGGTAGGCTTGACGGTGGGGTGGTGGTTGCGACGAGGGCGGTTTTCTCTAACTCCCGTGCCGTCACCCTTGCTTGTGTTTATGTCGCCTCGTCCGTGCCCTTCAGTGATACAAATAATTCGCTCCTCCATCCCCTCGCACCCCTCATCCCGATCCTTCTTGCTTGCCTTGGCGCAGTAAAAGAAGCGGGCGGCGGAGCCTGAATCTTTCATTTCGATACGAGATTCGCGTTCCTCTGGTGATACAAAGCCACTAGAGCCATGCTTCTTTGGAAACGCACCGCCTGATGAGGCGGGAAACAGCCCCACCACCTCGTCGCTGCCGTCGTGGATGAAGTTGGCTGGCCAGCGGCCTTGCAACTGCGTCTCAACATCTTGCCCGCCGCTGCCAGTGTTAAAAATTTTGGCGTTTCTGCGAGTAGGGAATGTGGGGCTTGGCTCCGTCCCCACCCGACACCCATCCACATTGATCGCCCCCGTCCCATGCTCCAGCACGTTCGCCGCCACGGTCTTCTCACCGAGTGGCTTGCGGGCTACGGTGATCGGCTCCAGCGCGGGCTTTAGCGCGGTTCCCCAGCCTTGCCATTGATGAGCGGCGGAGGTTGCGGGGGCGGTGATGGTGCGGATTCCTTCACCTTCCGTTGTCAGCCCTCCGCTATATCCGCTCACACTGTCGCCGCTGTTTCGTTGCACGTGGCCTTCTCCATAGATCGCCGCACCTACCGCTTCCCGCTCAACCCCCGCCGCCTTGTCAATAGCCTTGCTCACATCCAGACTTTTCGGAAATCCGCTGCCATATACCCAAGCAATCATGTCGCGTATCTCAAACCCGGCATCCTCAATCCTCACCGCCATCCGATGCTGCGTCCTCGTACCGGCGAACGCCAGCAAGTGACCGCCCGGCTTCAGCACGCGCAAGCATTCCTCCCACACTTCCACGCTTGGCACATCGTAATCCCACTTTTTGCCCATGAAGCTCAGACCATACGGCGGGTCTGTCACAATCGAATCCACGCTGCAATCAGGCATTGCCCGCAGCACATCTAAACAATCTCCAAGTTTTAGTTCGTATTTCATATAAATATCCTGTCGATGAGTTTCTTGCCGTCGGGGATCGAGTCGCACCACATGGCGATCATGCCTTGGTTGGTGAGGTCGATGAGCCACTTAATCTGGAGCGCGGTCGGCTTCTTGCCTTGAGACTTGAACTCAAGGAAGAGGTGCTTGCCGTCGCGAATGAATAGCCGGTCTGGCTGACCGCGCTGATTCATCCCGGCGAGCTTGAGCGTGATGCAGCCCTTGGTCTTCGCATACGCGCAGACTGCCTTCTCAATCGTGGACTCTCTCATAGTTTGTCCTTGTAGTTGCAGATTTTAGCGTAGAACTGAGTGCGCAGGCTTGCCATTACATAGGCGTTGACTCCGTCGGTGTTGTCGATGTCGGCAGCAGCCTCGCAAGCGTCGATCTCACGACCTGTCATAAGGTGGCGAACGGTTGCCAGCAGTGCGATAGCGTCTGATTGCAGATCATCACCGATTTTTTTGTATTTCTGATCCTCTTCCGAAGTCGGCATGTTGATCGTCTCTTCTGTGTCTGTGAGTGTCATAGTTTTGTATGTTAGCGGCTCGAGACGATTGGTTTTTTGAATGCGCGGATGCCGGGCATAGCTACAGCAAATCCGTTGGATTCCAACTCTTTGAGAGCTGTAAGGATTGCTGCGCGTTTGAGTGTTATTTCGCAAAGATCTGGCTCGGCAGCATAAAATGCCTCAATCCTCACGACCTCGAAGTCCCACGCGAACCGGATGCCGTCGGAGAGTTTGGTCGCGGCGACCTCGTTGCTCGCTTGGAGCTTGTCGGCGAGAGCCTTCTTTGCGGCGATGACTGCGGCGATCCCGCCGTTCTCAGCCTCCTCCTTCGCTGCCCGAGCAGCGTCGAACGCCTTGCGCTCTTCCGCCTCCTTCGCTGCCTTGATGCGCAGGACCTCCTCGGCATGGTCGCCGACGAGCTTCTTGATGCGGTTCTCCTCGGCGGTAATCTCTTCGAGGAAGTCAGCAGCGGCGGCGTCGATCATCTTGCCGATGCGGTTGACTGGCTCTTTTACGAGCTTGCGGCTCTTCTCGACCTCGATCCGCATGGCAGCGAGTGAGCGTGTCTGGAACTGAGCGCGACCGCTCTCGTCGTTGCTTGTGACGGTCGTGATCGAGGATGCCTTCTCAATGAGCGCTGCCTTGCGAGCCTCGGCCTCTGGCGAGATGGTCAGTTGATACCCATCCCCAGCGAGGATGAGCGGAGTTATTTCGGATAGTTCGGATGTCATTTGTGTTATTGTTTGGAGAATGGTCTAGGTGGTGAGAGGTCGATGTGTCCGGTGCAGACGCAGCAGTCGATGAGCAGCGCTCGGTAGTGCTTGTGGAAGCAGGTTGGGCAATGATTGGGTTGGCAGACTCTCGCTCTGGCTTTGTGAGCGCGTTCGGCGAGTGCCTGCTTAATGGTTAGAAAGGTTGGCTGTCGGTCGGCTGGCGAGGATAGTCCCACAGAAGCCACGGCAGGCGATGCAGCAGGATCGGAGGCATTCCGTCGCGGTAGGGTCGGATTGCCAGCCAGACCGCTTCCGAATCCGTTGGATCGCGCATCACGCACAGCTCTGTCTCGAATGCGTTCGAGGCTGCGTGCCAGGTTGTCTGCTCTGGATCCGCGTTGACTGGCGTCATCGGGATCGCCTCGCCGTTCGTCCGCGACAAGCTGCGGTTCTCCTTGTGTGCTGCCTTCTCCGCGATGACTGCCGGCTGGAGTGGCGTCTTGTTGCTCACGACCAGACCGGCGCGGCGCTTTCCCGGCGGGTCGATGCGGTTGATGGCTGCTTCCAACATAGGGTCGTCAACTCCTACATAGGGTTTGCATAGGGTTTGCGTAGGTTTTGCTGCGGCTTTCTTGGCGGCGATGATTTCGGCGATGGTTGGCATGGTGTGTCTTGTTGGTAGTTTCGCCCAGAATGCCCCACCCCGCGTGAGCAGGATGAGGCGTGCCATGCAATGCACTATTTATCCAGAGAGATCAATAGTCGTCCCCGATTAGGATCGCTGAGAGTTCGGTCAGAGCGGCGATGAGCGCCTTGTCCTCTGGCTTCTTGTCAGCGACCGCCTTCGGCAGCCATTTCTCGATGAGTGTCGAGACGCCTGCCTCGTCGACTTCACCGAGCTTCTTCCCCTTGTATTTGCCGACGTGGATCTCGACCGACTCCCAGCCTTGCTCTTCGGACTTCTCCTCGGAGTCGCCAGCAGCGGCGCCATCGATCTCACGGTCGCGGATGCGCGTATATTTGCCCGACGGCTTCAGCGTGGTCTTGTCGCGGTCAGGTGCCATGAACGAGATGTTGGCGTAGGTCTTGTCGTCCTTCGTCTCGTGCTGGATGATGAGCTTGACGCCGTGACCGATGAGCGCCTCAAGGTCAAACTCGTTGAGTTCGTTGCTGGTCAGATCGCGACCCATGAGCTTCTTCAGATCCCTGCGGAGTGCTGCCTTCTCGTTGAGGCTCGGCGTGTATCCGCGTGACCAGATGCAGAAGCGGCGGTCGTTCTCTTCGTCCATGACCTCTGTCTCGAAGACGAGCCGGAACTCATCCTTCTCGCCGTATTGTGTCATGCGTTTTTTCAGCTCCGTAACGTCCACCAGCACGGCCTTGATCGGTCCTTCGGTTTCGGGGTGCGGGGTGAAGTTACTGTTCTTTTTTTCACTTAGTTTCATGTATTATATTACGTTATTGGTTTGTTGTTATTTGGGGAGATTGTTTTAGTCCATCTGTGCTAAGATGCCAGCCAATTCTTTGCGCGTGAATAATACGCCGTTGATCTCGACCTTGGCTCCTTTAATTTTCCAAGGTGTCTGCATTGCTGGAGTGACGTTTCTGGCGGCATTTGATTCTTGCTGGATGAGATAGGCTTTTTGCTCGCCCTCGGTCCGGATGCGTCCGGTTCCGAATGCTTGGTTTGCTTGCTCTTTGGTCATTTCACGCGCCTTGACTAGCAAAACATCCGTGCCATTTTCGGTGTGGACAACTAGCGGAATCGGCTCGTCGATGTATCGCTCTTGCAGTGAGTAGGGGAGCTTTTGCAGTTTGCTATACCCGGCGGAGTTATTAAACAACAGCTGCGGGTGCAAGGTCTTGCGCCCCATCTGCTCGAGCTTATTCAGGATCGTTGGGTTGAGGGTCGGGAACTTGCGGAGGATGTAGTCATAGGTATGCTGGTCGTTATCGACTAGCTTAACTAAGAGTTCCCCAGCTTGCACGAATGCCTCTGAGCCTTTGACGTATAGATCGACAAAGCGGTCGATTGTGATGTTGATTTGCGCGATTGTAAGCGCTGGTTTTTCTATGGTGTTGTTCATGGTGTTATTGTTGTTTTTGTTATTTCAGATGCAAAATGAGCCATCTGGAAAAATAGGTTGGCGGCTTCTTCTTGTTTTTTTACCTGATAATACTTGCGACCACGCTCAGCAATTTTCTCAGCGTTTGCCTGATTATACTTGCGTTTACGCTCAGCTATGCATGATTTGCAGTGAATACAAAATCCATCAGATTTTGATATGTTTTTGTAAAAACAAACCAACTCCTTGGACTCTTTGCATTTCGTGCAAGTTTTCATGGCAGCAGTCCGAGGCAGTAAACTGCAATGACTCCGATGATCGCTCCGGTGATTGTCGCTGTGACGATGACTGGCGTGATCGAGCGGTCAACATTTATTGACTTGCGCTGATTCATCTCGTTTAGCGTGAGCTTGCTCAGATCGTCGATGTGGAGGCGGAGGAACTTGTCAGTTCCGGGCTTGATGTCGTAGTTGTTGTTCATGTTGTTATTGTTGTTAAACCCCCGCGCCTCCTCGGTCAACCGACCAAAGAAAACGCGAGGAGGGTTGGGAGAATTAGGCAGCTTTGAATGGAACGATGTTTGATGGCATGAGCCT